GCACTACCACAATCATTTATACCAAAATTTCTTGATGGAATAGGATCTACATTTACAGCAGTTCCTGTAACACAACCAGCACCATTAATATCAACAGTACCATTACCACCACAACTTCCTGAATTATTAAATGCTCCTGTCATTGCAGATGTTGCCCAATCTAACCATCTTTCTCCAAATACTGTTGTATGATATGACTCAATACTATTCTCTTCTATATTAGTACAGTTTATGTATTCAGGTCCATCATTATCTTGTTTAATATTATCTACCCATGCTTGAGCAGCTGTATATGCAGCAATAGTTTCTGGTATACCTAATGATGTTGCATCATAATAAAAATATATCTGAACTTCATCATGATCCATACCACAAAGTGCATTAACCCAGTCAGGTTTATTAGGATCATCCTCAGCACCACCTTCAGGTGGAGTATATATTTCTGATGTAACTGTAATATCAGTGTATGTAATTAATTGATTATCATCATAATCACAAAGAGCTTTCTTGTTTACATTATCGTCAAAATCACTACCACAGCAATTACCAATACCATATCTTTTATATCTATACTTCTTAAAGACATCATCAGCAAAGTTACGTTCTATCTCAATCTTCTTGATATTATAATCCTTATTTGTACAGTTTTTCATTATTTCTTTTTCTCTGCTGCAGATCTACAACCTTTATGAACTGTTCTACCGTCAGATGTTTTTGTTTTTTGACAACCACAGGTAAAGGGTTTTCTACAATGTGCACAATTAGCCATATTATTTAGTTTTTTTTTGGTTTATTAACATGTTGGGCATGTTATTTTTTCTAGTTTTCTTTTGGCAAATTCAAAAAGTTCCATACCTTGACTAGGACTACCACAATATTCTACTTTTGATTTTGCTGCATCAATTAATGTTCTAATAAATCCCATATCATCCATTAATGCTTTTTTCTCAGAAGAAGGTTCACAAGGACTCACATCAATAGCACACATCTTATCATAATACATATTCATTAAAGATGTTGTTCTTAACATGTTATATTCAACATATACCTTATCATTTGGAGCTACACTATATCTTACAATGTAAATTCCATCTGGAATATCTACCCTTGTAGAGTTACAATCTGCTGATTGAATATTTAATGAACATGCATTAATAGATAAGTCAAAACCAGGTTGAACTTCAATTAATGCTGGTGTATTATAACCTGGTGCAGTTATAAGTAATTCGGGACAATCAATATTAAGATTATCAGCATATTGACTTGTGTCTTTTAAATGAAAAATTTCTGGATTAGAAACAAAGAATGATTCTAAACTGAGTATGTGTTTTGCCGCCATATTATTTTTTATTTTGAGTATATATTACTACCTATTAATAATATACAAAAAAAGCTTCATATATAAAACAAAAAAGGATGGGAACTTAATCCCATCCCTTTTAGTAATTAATTATAAGATAATTCTTATCTTTCTTCCTGTGTAGGACAATCTTGATCAACAGGACTACATACAGCACAACTAGCTGCTAATGCTCCCCATATAACATCCATATAGGTTTTTAAGTCAGTCTCAGTACAATCAACAGCAACTGAAACTACATATTGATCATTATCAAATACTCCAGTTGGATTATTGTAACGAGGCACAGTATGCTGTACATAATACATCTTATAATATGCAGCTCTATTAACTGCAGCAATTAAAGTATCTCCACCTTCAATGTCTCTAAATCTAGCAGAATCTTTATTACCTTGGTTATGACCACCATCTTGACGGTATCTTCCATCTAAGATAAGATCTCTCAATACTGTTTCACCACTTGTTTCAGCTGGCATAGTTGTAACTTCATTTTTATTGATAACACCACAGAAATCTGTACAAGCATCTCCATCATCATCAACTCCATTAACTAGCATAGTGATAGGAGTTGTTCCATACCAGTCTCTAGTATCAAATGAACAATTATCAAATGCAGTTTCATCTGGACATGCTAAAGAAAGTGTTAATACTCCAGCAGCAGCTGATGCAGTAACAAAAGGACTAATTGTTGGATCATTATTAATAGCATCTCTCCAACCTTCAGTAACTTCTACTCCTGTAAAATTACCTGTTCCTGCTGCACAACATCCTGTTAAATCAGCAATAAAATAATTGTTTCTTCCTAAGAACCTCATTATATTATCACCTTTAAGATCAATTCTTAATTGAGGATGTGAACCACATGGAAAACATGTGTCTGCCACAGTTACAGTAACATCAGCAGCAGCACAAGCATCAGTACAATCTTGTGTCCATACTTTTGTTATGAACTTAGGTTTAATAATTTTAGATTTAATTGACTCAGAATATCCACCATGAAGAGGATTACCTCCAATAGTGTCTACAGTATTGTAGTTTCCTTGTACAAGTAAAACGTCTCCAGCAAGTACTGTTGCAGCTGGATCATATGCTAGGTAAGTAGACGCATCTACAATACCTACAACACCAGCACCAAATGTACTTGTGGCAGCTGCTTTTGCAGCAACACCTGTTGCTAACATGCTTTTTCTATAAGCGTGATTAAAATAACTCATTTTTATAATGCCCCTTTTCTATCAGAGGACTTTATTAATTTACAAACAGAATGACTTTACTTCACCAGAATGAAGGGAGTCAAACCTGAACCCGCATCCTTGTATATAATATAATATACAACTTATTTACCAAGTAAACAAATTGTTAATTATTTTTTTCTGCATATTGTGATCCTCTAATGTACTGATTTACAGCATCAATATCTCCAGCAATGATTGCTACAGCTTCATCAATGATAAGTTCTGCTATATCATCTTTAAATTCACATTCTATATCTGCTACAGTAGCAACTTGTGTATATGGATCTATACATCCTAATATTTCAATATTTCTTGGCTTTCTATAAAATGTTAATACAGGATCTACAATATCAAAATCTCTTCTATATATCTTTATATTATTTGCATGTAATGTGCAAAATGTTTCACCCCATTCAAAGTCTGGTCTCTTAAGAGGATCTCTCATTATAATATCTATATTAGCTTCCTCTGCTAAATAAACTGTCATTGATCTGGGATCTTTACAACATTCATTAGTTGCATCTGTACTTACTCTCTTGTATTCCAAATAGTTAGATGGAAAATTTGTTCCTTTAAAATATTCACTATTTGAAGGACCAATTAATATTTGATTAGTAAGTAAAGGTTGGAGATCATCTATTCTACGCTTAGATGCCTCATCCCCTTCCTTATACATATTATTACCATGAAGTTGTCTCCTACACCACTCAATCTGTGCTTTATTAAAAGCTTCAATAATTTGCCAACACTCTATATTATCATAGTCATTACTGGCTAGTTTGTTTAACCTTTGTGTAAACTTTATTTGTAGTGTAGCATTATTCATTGTCTAATTCCAAATAGGTTCAATTTCATTCATATATCTTGTTAATATATCATCATTCTTAGGATCTTTTAGGAATTCAAGAACCTCAAGAGGTCTCTTCCCTAATTGATCACCAGAATATTTATCAACAATAAATCCATCAGATTTAGTTTTCATTAGGTTATTAGTTAAACAATCTTTAATTAATGCTCTAATTTTTAAATCTTCCATTGATGAACCGGATACTTTTATAAATTCTTCTGCAGCTCTCTTTTTTGATGTATCATGGCGTTCTCCATTAATAAATGCATCCATCTCTTCATATAGTACATCAATAGGGGTACTGTGAAGATATTCTGTACTATTATTATGAATAACTTTAGTTACATATAATAATTTTGTTGTATCAGTATCATATAAATTCTGCAATGATGCAAGAGCTCTATTTCTTATCTTAGATAATTTTGTTCTTGTACCTGTTGTTTCTTTAACTTTATCTAAATAAAATCTACTACCTTTTGCCTTTGCATCTTCAAGACTTTTAGCAACTATTGAAAACCCTCCTGCTTCAATAGCATATAGTTTAATTAAATCAAAAGGATCTTTTACTGGATCTAAATAAAGAGGATCATTACTACATTTAAGTAATATTTTATCCCAAAATTTATTGTTGTTTGGTTGTAATACTTGAACCTTTGACCAAAAGTCTTTATCCTCTGGATCAATTACATTTGCAGCTAATTCTTTTTCAAGTTGACAAACCACTGTTCTAATTTCTTTTATTTTTGCTTCTTTCTTTTCAGGAGATAACATTTTTACTTCAGGTGCAAATTCATTTAAACCTGTTACATATCTTGTTACACCGTTTCTCTCTAAACATGTTAAAGCTTCATGGTGCCATACTCCCTCAAATAATGTCATCTTGTATTTTTCTAAGCCCATATTATCTCTTTGTGCATCAAAAAATGGACGTACAGCAATGGCATGACTTTTACCCTGCTGATATTTTTCTATAATTGTTATTGAATCATTTGTACTCATAATTTCTACTGGTTTTTTTAATTATTAATTGGTTTAAAAGAAATAGGGAGGAGCACTAGGCTCCTCCTTCTCTCATGTTATTATTAGAATGAACCTCCTGTTACAGGATTCTTCATTACAATCTTAAGAACCTTAGTTGGATCTTTCACCCATACAGCTGGCATTGTTTGTGTCATCATTACACGGTAACCATTAAAGTGTCCTGATGATGCAAAACCTTGAGTTCTTCCCATGTAATCCATAGTTCCATTTTGATAGAACCATTTCAATGCATTATCCCAAGAAAGTTTTAATAAGTGGATGTTATCACTTCCTTCGTCAGTTACATCAAAAATGATGAAACTATAAGAAGATAAAGGTCTACCATCTACTAATGGATTCTCAATGTCATTAGTATGTAAGTTATCAAACGCTGGATTTAATACAAACTTAACATTAGCTAAGAAAGGAATAACGTAACTAGTATAAGCAAATCCAAATCCTAGATCCATACCTTTTCCTGTTACAGCTCCAATTGCATCAGCATTTGTAACCATGTTACCAGTCATTCCGCCTGCTTCAGCAGCAATTGCAGCATTAACTAATTGCATACCACCAATACCTGTTTGAACTATTAACTGACGTTTTGGATCTGGTCCATCAAATTCAACTTTACCAGCATAGAAGTTATATAATTCATTTTTGAACATATCCAAGCTAAATGCTGACTTGTTGTATACTCTTTTGAATGAGTTATCTAATTGTTTCCATAAACCTACTGATAATCTTAAATCATCCGGTCCGTCTTGTTTAATTCTACCTCCATTACCCCACATTAAGTAAGTCTCAATGTCATTAGCAATTTTAGATAAGTGTGCAGCTTCCATTCCAGTTAAGAAAGTTCTAGAAAGTGAACCATTATCAAATGCTTTTTTAACATAATCTTTACCCATTACTGATGCAATGTCTTCAATAGAAGCTAAAGAAGGATCTAAGTTTTGATCAAAGTTTCTCCAAATCTCTGTTACAGGTACAGTACCGTCAGCATTCATTCCACCTTTAAGCATTAAATCTGCTCTAGAAGAAATTGAATAATGAACATGTGCTTCAGCACCTCCAACAAAGTTATAGAATTCTCTAAATCCTGTTCCTACTTGAATATCAGAGAATCTTTCTCCGTACTCACCTCTTGCAGAACCTTTTCTAAAGAATTTAGTACCTATTTTTAAATACTTATCAGCATCTAATGTAGCAGAACTATTGTTATTAACAAGTTCACAGGTATAAATCCATCCGTCACCTGACTGAATAATATCATCAGCTGTAACGTATAATTCTAGACCATTGTACTTGTCATATGTAATGATGTCTCCATGACCAAATTCTCTTGTAGATAATTTGATCTTAAAAGGTACACCATCAGCACCTACTGTTCTACCCTCACCACATATCACATCACCTACAATCTGAGGTAATTCTTGTGATATAGGTGTTTGCCATTTGTACTCCCCACGAGCATTGTCCACCATGATTGTATTCTTACCACCAAAAGATGCCATTTGATACAAAGGCATTTCTACCTTTTGTGTCATTGCCCACAAATCCACTGGACCCATGTCCATTGGCTCTGCGTTACCAAGCATATTAGTTAAGTGGTACGAATCAACATGAGAACTAGCTTTGTAATTAGTGTCTCTGAGGAAGAGACCGTTGTTTAAAACTTGTGTTGCCATTTTTTCACTTTTTTTAATTAATAATTATTGTTGTTGTTAAAATCTTTTAAATATATTATTACCTCTTGGAAGTGTTCTTTTCTTAGTTCTTCTTCCAGAGTCTTCATTACTAGCAGTATTAGTAGAAGCATTCCTGTTAGCTTGAGCTGTCTTTAACTTTCTAACTGTTTGTTCTACTGCCTTATTTGTTCCTTTTGCCATGATCTGAGATTTATAACCTTGTGGATCAGCAAGTAACCATAATGCTTCTGATACTAGAGTATAATTTGGTTCAACAAATTGATACTTCTCTAATAAGTGTCCTAATAAATTTGTATTTTGGCCTGATATAGACGGGTAATTTGGACTAACTAATCCGTTATATAACATAGATTGAGTTTTTTTATTAACTTTAATCTCTCCTAATTTACCTTCTTTCAATGTCTCATATACATTAGCCATATAATTTTCTGATGCCTTTTGTTGTTGTGCTTGTTTCATTTGTTGTTCTTGTAACTTTCTACCAACAACAGCTTCAGACATTTTATCTAATTTTGGTTTGAACTTACTTGCTTGTTTTTCAAGCTTTCCTAAATCCTTCCAAATTTCAATTTCTTCTTCAATATCTTCTATAGTTCCATATCCTGTAGCAGTTAAATATTCTCTTATAATATTCTCTTGACCAGGTACAGTCTTCATATCTAATGATCTTGTTTCCTCTACTTGAGCAAGTGTAGCAAACAAACCTTTAAGATCTTGACCTCCATCTGCAACATATTTAGCTGCAACTTGTAATTCTTGTGGTAAACTATCAAAGAATTGTTTTGGTGTTTCTCTTCTTACTTTATTACCTCTCTCATCCATATTAGCCTGGATAAGTTCTTTCCAATCTTTTGCAGAATAGTCATCTAAATCTTTATCATCATCAAAAGGAACAATTTGATCGTCCTCAATCATTTTCTTAAAGACATCTGCCATACCCTCAATTCTTTTTCTTCCTTTAGCCGTAGACTTTTCTTCTTTATCTTCTGCTAATTCTAATCCTTCATTAAGAATATCATCAACCTCAGTAGCTGTTACCTCAGGTTTTTTAACTTCTTCTTTTACTTCAGTTTCTACTTTAGTATCAGTTGACTCAACTTTTTCTTCAACTGTTTCTTTAACTTCCTCAATTTTCTCATCAAGAAATGTTAAATCAACATCTCCACCACGTGAAAAAATATTTGGTTTACCTTTTTCTTTTTCTTCTGGAAGTGTAATAGAGTCTGCCCCAGGAGCTCCACTAAAGATCTCATCTAGGTTCACATCTACTTGTTCTACACTCGTTGTATCCATGTTTTTTTCTTCTGCCATAGTATTATTTGGTTTTAATTATTGGTTATTACATATATAATATAAGAAAGTTTTTTCTCTAAACCTTATAAATTTGGTAGTTAATTGAAGATTTTCTGCAGTATATAGCTAAGACTACTTTTTCTTCTTCTTATCTGCCCCTTTTACATCATATTTGTTTTTGTTTTCTCTTGCTATTTGAAGATTTTTATTAGCAATATCACGCTGAGTATCCAATTTTTCTCTATCAAGATCTAATTTCTGACTTGTAGCATTATTTTTAACAGCAGCTTGTTCCCTTTTAAAGTTCATTTGCTCTCTGTATTGGTCTCTACCACGTATATCTTTCATTGCATCACGGAAATCACTCTCTTTATTTTCATTAATATCTGATTGTGCTCCGTATCCAGCAGCTCTTATCTCAGCAACAGTGATGTCTTTCTCAATTTCAGCTTGTGCTTTTTCTTTGTCAAATGCTCTTTGTTTATCTCCTTCTTCAGCCATAGCAGCTGCTTGCTCTTGTTGCATTTGTTGTTGTTGTTGCATCTCTTGTTGTTTCAACGCTTGTTGTTTAGTCTCAGCATCCTTAAGTATATCTGAAACTTCAGCAATAGAATCAGCTTTAAGTACATTACCAAGATCATAAATGCTTGCACCTGTAGTATTATTCTGTAAAGCCATTTGTTTTAATTGCTCTAAAGTCTGTCTATGATTTGTTTTAGTAGTACAAAAAACATTAAAATCTCTCAGTAAGAGCTCTTTTCCATTTATAGTGAAATTAACTTTCTCTGCTTCAGATGTTAAATATGTTAATCTAACAGAAGGATTAGTACTATGATAATGTTGAGCTAAATCTGTTCTCATTTGATGAACTCTTGGCATTAAATGATCTGAATGTTGCACAAAATATGTTTCAGTTTGTGCGTATGATTGTTGCATTGCTTGAGTAATACCTGTTGCTGTCTGTTGATCTACGGGTCCTCCCAAACGTTGTGCATTAATACCAATAGATTCAAATGCCTGATTCTTAAAGTGATTAGCTAATTGAATTCTTGACATTAATCTATTTGTTTGTTCAAGGTTCAATGTTTGATAATGATTAAAGTTTGTAGCATTCTCTGTATTAGTAATGGATGTATCTAGAGGCATCATACCAAAATCTTTCATTGCTACATATGCTTTAGCAAGATTATTCTTACCCCAATCTTCACCCATTGAGTGACGTGGTAATGCATTTTGATCAAACATAATAACAGTACCTAATTCATCTACTAAAATATCTGCTATTTGATTATTAACCATATTATATCCTATTTGATATGGTTTCATTAAATCAACTAAAGATGTAGATCTTGTATTTCTATCAGAATAAACTCTTCCTTCTATTGGTAGTTTACACCCATATAGTGAAGCATCACCTTTAAATTGATATTGTACTCTACCCGGTTTAGTTCTATTAATACCTAAATAAATTGGATCAATTTCTGAATCTTCTGTATTACCAAATGTTGGAGCATTAGGACCTATCTTGACTCCACCCCATACTTCATTAATCCATATCCAATCAATATGTTCACCTTCAATAACATTCTCCTTTGTTTTTTGTTTAAATAGATGTGTATTATATATAGGTTTCTCAGTAATTTTATATGTATCATCTACTATTCCTTGTATAACTTCACCTTCTGTAGTTATTCTTGTTAAATGACCTACCTTTCTTTGAGTTTTCCAATATGTTGTTGTAACTCTCATCATATCTGAGTTACCCCAACTACTTATATCATCTCCTTCATTAAGTATCCAATTTACAATATCAGTACCTTCACCTGGATTATTATTCCAAGCTGCATTATATCTTCTATAATCTAATGAATCACCTGTAGTATTCCATTCATGTGATTTTGATCCTACATAATATGAACCATCATTTTGCATACCTCTTAATTGATACTTTGCTGCAATGGAAGGGTGTATTTCTTGTAATGATGATAATTGTTTTTCAGTCATAAGATAACCATACTTATCAATAACATCAGCAACAGTCATCATATCACATTTACCAGCAAAGTTTGAATCTGATATATATCTTGAATCAGGAGACTTTTGATAGAATGTTAAAGCAGGATTCCATAATTCTAAATGATAATCATCTTCATTCATTTTGAAATGCCAGAATTCTCTATCAGCAATAAGCATATCTCTAAATGCTCTTTCTTCTAATTCTTGTATATGAAACTTCTCTTCATCAACTTTTAATTGATGAGCTGCCCACTCTTCTACTAGACTTCTATAATCCTTTGAAAAGAAATCCTCAATCTCAGGGAGTGTTTTTAAATTCTCATCATCAAGAGCTTTCTGAAATTCTTCTGATTGTGGATCAGCACCCTGGTTTATCATTTCCATGGTTAATTTATTACGTGCATCAGTTAATAAATTTTCTTCAATCATCATTCTTTTAGATTCTAACATCTCATTATATGATGTATCATCTACAGCTCTAAATTGAACTCTATTATATCTTTTTGAAAATTCTCCAGTTAGTACATTAATAACATTAGGTATGATAGGGTAGAACTTTAACTCTAATGCAGACTCATCCTCCTTAGTTAATACATCAACAAGCTCACTATAATCATTATCCTCTTCTATAATATAATCAGTCTTATCAATTATACCTTTTGCAAGTTTATAATTCTTTAGGATCTTTCTTGCATTTTTTCTTAAATATTCCATACCCCTTTCCTCTAGCCAATCTAGATTCCACGCAGTCCAATCTTCATCTTTTTCTTTTGATGATATGAATTGAAGAGGTTGTGTTAATGAAGCATTTAAAGCAGATTTCTTTGCTTTAGCTCCATTTTTAAGTTGCATTGCACTAAGTACCTTCATAATATTCTGTTTCTATTAATTGTCTGCACTCCTCAACATATAGATACGTAAAGTATCCAATTGGATATGTAGATGTTGTTGTGTATTCAAACATTTATTTTAAATTTTTATATGGAGACCTTGGTCTGCGTCTCCCATTTGATTTATTTCTTCCTATATTTCTATACGCTCCTATATTTAATTTACGGAATTTTTGTGTGTTATCCAACATTTCTAGTGACTTATCTCTCTCTTTACGTTTTATATATCCTCTGTTTGCTTGTTGAATCTTTGAAAAAGCCACAAGTGCAGAGAATGAAACAAGTCTATCCACATTCAGTCCTACATGATACTGGGACATTTCAACTAATAACATCTTATCAGGAATTCTTTCTACACCATATGTTGTTTTATATACTTTACCGTCTTCTCCTGTCTCTTCATCTATAGCTTCTCTAATAAATTCAATTGCATATGAGATAAGATGACTCTTAAATAATGTACCTGTATTTTTCCATCCATACTCTTGAAATACATTTGCGTTTGATCCTAAATCTTTTAAGAAGACAATTTGTGATCTTGGTACTAAATACTTTTGTTTCTTTTCAGAAATCATGTATTGGATAAATAAGGATATATTATTCTCAACTAATGTCCAAGCATTATACCATTCTATAATTAAACATAACTGTTCATGTGTTTTATTTATATCATCATATCTACCACACCATGATGCAACAATCTTATCACCTTCAACAAAAGTTTCTAATCCTTCTGGTGTTTCTTTTGTAACTTCAATAGGGTTTTTATATACAAAAATACTACATAGAGAATCTGATGTAGTTGTCTTTCCTTCTGACACAGGGTCAATAGAAGCATAATATGTTCCAAACCCAGGATCTTTAATTGGTCTTTCCCATACAACTAATACACCAGTTTTATCTTCTCTCTTTTTATTAACTGGAAATTCACTTATAGGAAGTTTATCTGATTTAGATGCTTTTATAACACCATGATCCTTTTCCAATTTAATATGTTCATATGAATATTCTTTATCTTCAATACGTCTAATCTGTTTAGAAACATATGCCTGTGGAAAGATGGATTCTTTTCTATATGCAAAAGCCTCTGCAATATCTATAGGTTTTTGAGATACTCTTAGTTGATACTGTTCTCCGTCAAGTTCTTTTTTCCATTTTACTCTTTCTTTCTTAATCTCTTCAAGTGCCTCTTCTACTTTGGAATTTCCATACTTATCTATATAAGGAGGCATAGACCATTGTTCAGGAATAAATAATCCTGCTATACCAACGGTACCTTTTTCATCCATCAGATCTGTTTCTACACCAAGTATACCATTCTCTTCTGGATATAGTATCATTGTCTTTAGAGGTTTACAATGATCAAGATCTCCAACTGATCCAGCAGCTATAAACATTCCTGTTGTTAACATACCTGATGACATTGCAGGACGTAAATATTCATAAGTCTTATCCATCTTAGGAGCAATACCCGCCTCTTCATGAAAGAAGTAAGTACATGGTCCACCAACACCAGTTGTTGCATTCTTCTCAAATGAACCCCCTTGGATCTTAGACATAAGCCCTTTATGTGTTTTTCTATTATTTATTCTAACTTCTATCTTCTGTTCCCATAATAAAACTTTACCTGGGTTAGAAGGTCTATACCATGCAGTATGTTCATTAAGGAATGTTTTATATTCATCTAAGAACTTCCATGAACCTTTATCATTTATATAATCTTTAAGGGCAGCTCCAACCTTAAGTACAGAACCTTCTTCAAACCAATAACTATTTATTAATTTACCCATATGAAAATAAGATGATGCTATCTGTCTCTTTTTTAAGATTGCAACATGCTTATAGTTTATCTCAGCCATTATTTCATATAATGCCATATGATACTGAGCATCTCTTACTTTTGCAAAACCGTATGATTTCTCTTCCTTATCATAAATAGGAAGAAAATTTAACCACATATAATAGTCTCTTGTTAAGTACCATGTTTTTTCTTTATTATGATATATAACTCCTTCTCTACATTTATTCTTCTGATCTTCCCAGTAGATGTTAAAATCTTTTGATCTAAAAGGTTTATCACAATAATAACCTACATCATTAAACTTTCTTGCTTCTTCATTAAATATAAAAGATGTATTATCAAACTTATATTTACCAGGTTCTTTAAAAATTGAATCAATAAATTCTCTGAAGTCTTCAATTGTTTGAAACTCCATTTCTTCCCAAACACCATTATTCCATGTTGGGACAATTTTATACATCAATAATAACTGCTAAAATATCTCCTTTTCTTATTAAGAGATGTTTTTCACCTTGATGATTCATTTCAACAGGATCTGCAAATTGAGCATATTGTATTAAATCTCCAATTCCTACTCCTTCTACCTCATCACCTATTGCAATAATGTATCCTTTATTTTCTTTAACTTTTTGTGCATCCGGTATATAAATACCTGTATCACCATAAGTTTCTTTTTCTGCTAATTGTTTAATTAGGATTCTATTTCCTGTTGGTATAACTTGTTGTGCCATTTTTATTAGTTTTTATAGTTGATCATATGCCAATCCCTGACCGCCACGGACTGTACTTTTTTGTTCTTCTTTCATATCATTATATGCTCCTTTAAATGATTGTCTTATTGCATCAAAATTCTTAGCAGCACTAACAAGAGAATTAATATTACCATCTCTACCATGCTCAATTTGAGTATTTTCCATGTACTTAGCTAATTTATCAATCATAGATTTAATACCTTTATATGCTCTAAATGTTGGAGTTTCATATAATTCTGCACATTTATCTAATGCGTATCTTATTTTTGGACATTCTAAAGATTCCTCCATATTAATTTCATCTAAAATCATTTCTTCCTTTTCTGATTCAATTATATTAAAGAAAGGATTTACATCAGGATCTGGACATGTCATATAGAATAAATACATATATACATCTAGATGGGTATCTGGATATTTATCCATAATAGATTTTAGAAATTTTAGTGTATAACAATGTTCAGTTGGTATTACCTTCCCGTTCTGTATATCAAATAGTTTTATTAACATATTATTTTACTTTTTCTATTGGTGTATTAAACATTTCATGAACTGATAAATCCATCCATCTTCTGCAATAATGTAGAAGTTTGTATTTATAATCAGACTCTTCATTAAAGGGCTCACTCCATTTAACTTCTTCTCCATTTTTATTTATAGGCTCTGCATCATGTGCACCCACTACAAAATTAGGTTCAATTGTAGGTCTAAATAATATAGGTTTATTATATCTATAATCTTTATAACCTAATGTTAGTTCATCAAAACTTGTTTCATCTTTTTTAATCATCTGATAACCTGTAAATCTAATTATATCTGCTTTTTCTTTACTTAATTCATCAGATGTTATTTGTATTAATTCATCAGGATCAATCATACATATCCAATCAGCATCTGGACTATACTCTCTACTATTTATAAAAGCATGGCAATTTTGATTAAACTTAAGATAATCATGTACATCACCTATTTTTCCATACCAACCATTGGAATTTTTAGTCCCCAGACCAGTCACATTAATTTCATTTAAATATTTAGAAAAATTCACTTTAGTTATATTACAATTTTGCTCTTTACATATTTTCATACTATTATCAATAGATCCATTATCATAAATATTAAAAATAGGATTATCAAATATTTCATTATAATGTTTAAAATATAATGGTAATATATGTTCTTGATCTCTTACTACACTAAATATTTCTACTTTCATTTTATATATTATCTTACTAATGATAAAGGCCTCTCATTATCTATTTCTTTTTCTAAAACAACTACTGAATCATAAAAATGAATTGAATTTGTAGTTTTTCTAAATTTATGATCACCACATCCAGTTATATGATATGAGTTTATTTGGTCTATCCAATTCTTACTATATTCAACAAAAGTATCTGACTTATGATAACTCTTTTGTGTTCCATCCTCCTGAAATGGAGATTCTCCTCCCCACTTCATATAATAGGATGTATGTGTATCTTCACACAAATAAACACCATTATCTGATATATGATCATAAACTGATTCATATGTAACTATCTGTTGTATCATTGTATGTCCTCCATCATCAATAACAATATCAAATTTAGGTTTATCTTTTAAATACTCTTCCCAAAATTTAGGATCTCCTTGATCACCTATATCTATTTTTATGTTTGATACACCTAATTTTTTAGGTACATCTAATGTATCTTTATTTATATCTAAACCATAAATTGTACAGTCATTATCAAAATAATAATTCCACATTTCTAATGATCCACCTTTATCTACACCTATCTCTAGCACTACTGGTTTCTTACCTATAAATCTTTTAAAATGTTTATCATAAATTTTAAAGTAATGCAACCACTTATATAACTCTAATTTTTTATCTTTCTTTTCAAGAAAAAAATGTTCAAACTTATTCATATTATCTTTATTCATCAGGATTAATTAGAGAATCAATTTCTGCATATGTCTTACGTACAATTAGTTGTGCTCCACCAACTACTAAAACACAAGCTGTTTCATCTGCTTCACCATCAGGTTTTATTAATTGAAAGTAAGCTGTTACACTACCTAGTTCAATAGTACCTGGTGTATCTATATATACCATGGGATCTCCAGGTATCATAATGATAATATTTGTATCTAATTTACACGAAAATGGGGTTTTACAAGCTTCTGCTGCCATAATTGTTTATCTTTAAGTTAATTATTATCTTTTATCCACATTATTAATGATCTCACTTCCTCCTTTAAATATGGTAGATCATACATTTTAATATCTTTTATAACTGGTTCATCATTTACATATTTACTAATTGGGTAACCATATTGGTCATCTCCTTCTTTTTCAAAAGAGACATGTTGAATAACTAGTTTCCCTGGTTTTAATTTAGGGTTATGCTTTAGTATAATATACATATATAAACTCAATTGTATAGTATAATGATTAAGATTACAATCATCAAGATGTGATAATGGTTTATACATCTTTGAAGTTATACCTTCCCAATTTGTAAAACCTTTTTCCTTTATCTCTTTATTAGTTTTATAATCTGTAATGTTTACTCTACCATTAACAATTGTTACTAAATCAGCTTGACCACATATTTTTGCTGATTTTAAGTACGCAAAGTGTTCAGGATATACTCCATCCTCTAATTTCTGCTCTGGAGCTATTTTAATACCATTACCATCAGTTATAGGTCTTATGATAGGTACTTCTACTCCTTCACGTTCTATCGTCTTAAAATCAAGCATTCCTTCTTCTCTTTGATCATGATACCAATTACCTAATTTAATGGCACGCTCTGTTTCTTTTTTCCAAATATCAGTAACTTCTTTAGGTTTAAGACCATACCACTTTGAACGTTTATTTTTACAAGACTTCTTAGCTTGTGCTTTTGCATCAAACTTAGGTTTAAATTTACTTATAAAAGTAGTAACACTAGTCCAAATTATTTTATCTTTCTCAAGATTTTCATTTAAACTCTCATATACGTGTCCATTTTCTTTAAATATTACAGCCATAATTATTATTTTTTAATTTTTACAATCCAACTTGAGTCTTCAAATGTTTCTATCTCATCTTTATTAAACATTTCATCTACAGCCTTAATAACACCAGCTAACCCCCAAGCATCTATGTAATCATGTCCTCCCAAATATCCACCAACTTTTACTTTACTTTTCCAATTTCTAATATCTTTTATTACTTCTTCATAACGATGATCTGCATCAATATAGATAAAATCAAAAAATCCATCTTCATACATCTTTGCAGCATCTTTACTCCATTTCTTAATTTTAATTATATTATCTCTTCTTTCTTCCACTAGAGTGAAAGCTGGTTGAAATAATACATCAACACAATGAACTTCTTTACAAGTTAAAGCAAAGAGTTCAGATGAAGCACCTTCAAATGAACCTATCTCACACATAACAGTATCTTTATTTAAATACTTATCAATTAGTTCTTTTAGTCCAAATAATCTATTTACTCTCTTACCATGTCTTAACCAGTCATCAAGCATGCTCATTCTAGATTTATTTAATACTTCTTCAGGACTTATTTTTTTCATCTTGTTTATCTAAATTCTTTAGTAATATACTTTCTTGTTCAGCATCCATTATTATATCCCATTTCTTTTCATCTCCTTCAAGTGGACAATCAGTTGACATTGCTCTAAGTTTAAGTGATAAAGCACAACCACATTTTCCACAGCAAGGTTTAGTACCAGGTACTGCACATTTTTCACCTTTAATATCTAGATGTGGACATGTCTTACATTGTTTCCATCTATAATTAGCAATATCTTCAATATAAGATTTTTTAAACATTTTATTCTTAACACCTTCATATACTTGATCAATGTTTTTTACTGCATTTAATATTTTATTGATTTTCATCTTTCCATTGTTTTTTATGTTCTTGCTCCTTAGATATTCTATCTGAAGCTTTAATCATTTTATCTAGTTTGCTTTTAAGAGGTAGATGATCACGATAACCTTTATATGTTATCTTTTCCATATTACCTAACATATCCTTATGTCTTTTAATTGCTCTATCTAATCTACCTTTCCTAGTTATAAATGTTCCAAGATTGGGAAGTAAAATCCTAGAATGATTTAAATCTTCTAACTCTCTTCTGACCTTATCATAAAAGAATCTAACTAAATCATCAACTAGATCTGGATGTACTTCACATTCTTCAGCAATTTCTTTATAGAAATCTTTATAACTTTTAGGAGATAGGTGTATTTTTCCTTCTTCTATATTCATTACTAATCTACTCCAAGTATTTTAAAATCTAAGAATATGTTACCTGTTGTTTGTATTTTCATATCAGGATTAATTATAATATTCTTCTTATCTTTAATAACCAGATTCTTCTTCTTTGCTTTTTGAATAGCATTTCTACAAGACTGTGGACTTTTAAAAATATTCTTTTTTGAAATAGTTTTACAGAATGTTGTTACTTCAGAACTTCCTAATTTAGCCAACTCAGCTAAACATAAAAGATCAGACGAACTAATTTGGATATTGTTTAAGAAACAGAAAGTGATGATTTGATATTTAATAGCACCATCTTTCTGTATCTTAATTCTTTTATCAACTTTATTTACGAGAGCCATGATGTAGGTATATCATCAGATTCTAGTAATGTATATGTAAAATTATTACCCCAAATGTCTCTAGCTTTTCTACATATCTTCATAAATTTAGTCCAGTCATCATTAGATGCAATTACTTGACATCCTGCTGACCATCTATCAACTTGTGAAGATTTCTTACCAGCATATTTAGTAGCTCTATGTATATTAATACCAAATAAGCCTTCATCAATAGACTCTGTATTTAAGTTATATATGTCATCTCTATTATTATCACGATAAACTTTTACTTTTCTTTGTTGTCCTAAAGCTTCATATCTACCTTGATGTTTTCTAATTTTATGAGATCCTTTATATTGTCCAGGTACTAAAATTGCACATCCGGTGTTTTCTAATATTGGACTATCCATATAATGAGTTCCAGGATCAGTGGTACAATCAAATTCATGATATTGCCAGTTATCATCTTCATCCTTATAGGATAAAGTTATTTTATCATCAAATTTATTTGTTACCTTATTAGCTGTTGCACTATTTCTAATCCCTATAATATTAACGTTATATGAACCAGACTCAAAGAATTTATAATTCTTATGATCCATAGCACGTTTTATGCTCTCAATATTATACATTTGTTTTCTGTTTAAGTACTCTCTTAGGAGGTGCTGTGTCACTGTTAGCATCCCAATCACTCCCGGCTTGTGATTGTGAGTTTGAGGATTGCTTAGTTGTTACATTAGCAGGCATAGTATTAGGTTGATCTGGACCAGCCATAGCTTGTGATAAGAACATTTGAGATTGAACTCTTTCTGCTCTAGCAACTTCAATATCCTTTAGAATTGTTTCATATTCTAATTGAACTTTGAGATGTATCATGCTTTCTTTGTACCAAGCAGTAACTTCTGCTCTTTTAGCATCCATGTTTTCTTTTGATGCCTTTTCTTCTGCATTTAGAGTTGCATTCTCTTTGGTTTTCTTTGCCATTATAAATTGGTTTTAAAGATTAATATATTACAAAGATACAAAAAAAGTTTAAATAAATAAAGTTTAAAGTAATTTATTTTTTTGTTCTCCTAACAAATTTATTGAAGATCTTATTGATCCCTTGAGTAGGAATCTCTTTTTTCTTTTGTTTATTGGTCTTTATTATATCTCTAATTTTTTTTTTTTTTTCATATTCTTCTATTTCAGTGAAATAATCCATCATATTTACTAAATCATCTCTCTTAATGTTTGAATCAGGATTGTGTGCTATTAAGAACTGTCCTGTCTCTTCTATAATATTTTCAAATGTTAATTTCCCTGTTATGATGTGATATGAGTTTCTAAAAGCCGTATCTAATAGCTGTCTCTCAGCTTCTATTCTATCTATTTCTGACATTTTATTGAAACCTTCAATTGGATCTTTCATATATTACTTTTTGGTTGCAAAGTTATAAACTTTTTTATATAACTTCCAAATTATTATTCAATTATTTTTCTCCTCCTAGTTTGTAACCCATCAATATCTTCACATCAGGAATATCTATCATATACGTTCCATCCCCTAGTGCATCTCCTAATTTAGCTTTGTATGGTATTCCTGCTTTCTCTAGCTGTTTATTAATTTGTTTAATCTGTATCAAAGCTTCATCTTTAGGCCACTGAACCCCATATCCACCCTGTACTTTACCACTCTGAGTTAAATGTTTAAAACTCGTACCTCCTTCATCTACATATGTAAACTTACCATTTCTAAGTCTATTTAGTATAAGTTTATAACTATCTGTACTAAAACTTGTAGTTGAAAGAATACTACCCTTTGGCATAAACTCTTCTAAATATTTCATAGAGTGGTATGCCTCTTTAGGATTATGCATTGTCATATGTATATCAAAAACACCAGGTTTATTTGTTGTCTGTAATACCATATCACCTCCATCAGATATTAATCCTGATTTAGTTGGAATCTCTATGTCTATACGCATTTTACCACTAGCATCTGAAGCAATTTCTATATTAGCATTTCTAGTTCCAACTGAGAGCTCCCCTTTCTGAACCTTTAATTTATTAGAATTAAACATCCTCATTTGTGCAACTGATTGGTCTCCAGCTTCAAGGGTATGTGTAGTTAATTTATTATCAAATGAAGTTTTAATATTTCCAGATTTATTTTTTGTTACACCTCTTACTATATCATCAGATTTATTAGTAATATTTGTAATATCATCTATTTTATTTATATTCTGAGCATTAATCCTTGGTCCAACTACTGCTGGAGCTATTTCTAACAGAGATGTACCAAAGTTAAGTGCATTAGACCATGATGGGTTCTCTATAAGTTCTTCCGTATCACCGGGTAATGTTAATGATCCACTCATAGCATATATTGGCCAAGATGCAGGGTGCAATGCTGATGCAATTGACCATAATGGATTAAAATGATTCATTTTCCACTGAGAAGCTGAATAATACTTACCTTGTTTTTTCTTATTTATTGAACCATCTTGATTTGTATAATATCTAGTATCTCCTGCCATCATTGCTTCCCACGCATCAGGATCACCTTTTCCAACTTCCAAATAATCTTCTCTCATCTCTCTAAAATTTAAATCTCCTGATAGATTAAGTGTTGGAGTTTCTCGTTCATCTAGTAAATAATAAGGATTAGATTCTAGATTCATTCTATTTAACATTCCTTTAGACCAATTTCCTCCATCAGGTAAATATGGTTGTATAGGCTGTTCAATATAATAGGGAGATTCTGGGTCATCAGTACGCATAGACTGTTCTTGAATACCTAATGGTACATATTGTTTTTTATCTAATTTGGTTAATACCTGAGTAACTGGATTAAATCCATGAGTACCTGCATAAATCTTTTTTCTAACTTCATCATTATAATCTCCTGCTCCGTCAGTAAAAACAGCACGACCATCAAACCAATCTCCATGAGTTTCATATGTATACATCTCATCAACTAAATCATCTTCTTTTGGAGATTCTAAACAATTACCATTAGGACAATTTGAAATTGGATTATTTAAATCCACTTGCTTATCAAGATATTTGGTATCCTCTACTAATGGTGCTGTATCATATCCGGAACCATTCCATCTCCAACCTTTAGTAATAGCCTTATCATGAAAATCCTTTTGTTTTTTAGTCATTTCTTTATCACCATATTTAGGATACTCCCCTTGACTTTGATATTTGGGTATTTCTATCTCTGCACCTAATTTAAAATATTTTATATCATTATGTTTAAGAATATCTTTTAGTTCTGTCCCATACATAGCTTTTAATCTCTTACCGGTATCACCTTTAACTATTGTATGTTTTCTTACTGAACCACCATATCTAATACTTCTAGGATCTCCAACGTCATCCCCTATATTATTAGGATCATATGTAGGTACTGTATTAAATGAAACTTCATTTAATTCTTCTTTAAGAGCATCTTCACCTATTATACTCATTAATTGCTCTATCATTACATTATCTTCAAATTTAGCTTCATCTCCTTCAGGTGTTTGAATTCTCTTTTTTACCTTCTCCCATAACTCATCAGTAAGTGGCATTGTAAGTGGATCCCAACCATGTTGATCTCTGGTCATATAAGCTTTATATCTTATTGCATTAAGTCTTGCTATGTGTTCAGATGGAGCTCCCCAATATTCAGAATCTCTCTTTGTTACATTACCTAATACCCCTTGTTGACCACGCTTATCTTTAAACTTCATGTCATTTGTATGCATAAGATTCATAGTAGACTGAGGAATTAAATACTGCTCATCACTCATAGAGTATCCACCATCTTGTCCAAATTCATAGTTCCATGGATGATTACTATTCCTATAAGGGTTAGTCCAATTACTATGCTTACCATAATATTTAAAAAAGTTAGGATCTGTCTGAACCAGAGTAGGAGCATTAGGGTTACCATCATAGATGCTTAATGGTAATCCTGTACGTATCCAGTCATCCGTATAGTCATTACTGGCAAGTGCATTATGGGAAAGATGAGTAAATTCATGTGATGCTGAAGGTCCAGCAAGTAGTCCTTTTGGATATACACCTATATTCCAAAGTCCATGGTTACCACCTGCCCATGCCCAATAATTAGCATAATCTGGATCTTTACTTTTTTCATAAAACTTTATTTTAGCAAGATCTTCTCTTATGTTTTCTAATCTATATGCTTGTAATTGTTGCCAGTTTTCAGGGTCTTCCTTTTTCATCATTTCAATAGCCATAGGTGAGGTATACCACATTTGCATAAATTCTCTACCACCTTCCCAAATGTCTACTGCTTTTGGATCTACTTCTGATCTTGGTATTTCTACGTCATCATAACTAATAGATCCAAATGTTCCCAAGCTTGGATTAACAATTGCACTTTCTATTCCAATTTGAGCCTTTGGTAATGAACCACCATATTTCTTATAATGCTTTAATGATTCTTCTAGTCTTTTGATGGCTATATCCTCATAATATGGCATCCTTGGAATACTACTACTATAATCTTCTAATGAATTTATTTTTATATTTCCTATTTTATCACCAAAATAATCAGTAGTTTGCTGTATTCTATTCCTAGGGACAAATACATTTGAAATTTCATCTAATTTAACTCCCCCTTTTATTGCTGCTTCAGGTCCAAGTTGATTACTAATATGTGAAAAATATCTACTATTTCCTGCTGCTGTATTCATAGGATTGATTCCGAAAAGCATAGGATAATTTTCTTCTAATATTTTTTTTGTTGCATCATCTGCATTATTCCAAGCATTTAATCTGTCATACTTTATTTTATACATCTTATCTGTAAAACCTTCACCCATTAAAATATTATTTTTCTCATTGGAGAAAACACCAGCATTCCTATTATCAATAAATGAGTTAAATTCATCTAAATAATTCCTAGGACCGCCTGTCCCTAGACTATAATTTAATGCTAACTCAGGATGTGTAACG